CCGAGCGTGGCATCATGCCACCCAAGGGCTACGAGGACACCCCCGACGGCTCTTGGTTCGGTTCCTTTAAGGTTGAGAACGACGAGGTGTGGGACAACCGCAACCTGTTCCGGGGTTTCTCCGTTGAAGGACTGTTCGGGATGGACAAGACCGAATCCGAACTGGAGGTCGCACTCGCTGGCCTTGCCGATGAATTAACCGCTTTTTTGCAACAATTAACCCCCACCTACAAATCCCACTAACTATGAATCTCAAAAACGCAATCGAATCCCTGCGGACTGAACTCCGCAAATTCAGCACCCAAAAGCAGTCCTTCGCTGACTACAAGTTGACCGACGGCACGGTTGTCCGTGTGGATGGCGACCTCGTTGCCGGAACTGCCGTTTACGTTGTAGCCGAAGACGGAACTCTCCCTGCCCCCGATGGCGAACACGTTGTTGAGGGCGTTGGCACTATCAAGACCGAAGGAGGCAAAATCGTTGAGGTCATTGCTGCCGAAGTAGCAACCCCCGAAATCGAAGCCTTGCCTGTTGCTGCTGAAATCACTCCCGAAGTGGCCGTTGAGGTTACCGAGGAAATCAAAGACGCTTATCCGCTCATGACCCCCGAGGTCGTTGAGGCCATCGTTGCCAAGCACCTCGCTGGCATCATGGACGAACTCAAGGCTGCCTATGCAGAGATGGGAAAGATGAAAGAGAAAATGTCCGCATTCGCAAGCCAAGTTGAAACCATGGCCGACATCGTCGAGAAGGTTTCCGAACTCCCAACCGAAGCCCCCAAGGCCAGCGGTTCCGCAATCGTTGAGCAACGCAAGGCCCAAGCCTCGCAGAACTTCAACGCTCTCGCACAAGCACTCCAATCACTCAAAAAAAACTAAACCCCTAAACCCCCATTAACAATGGCATATTCGTTCACAGGATTAACCTCCTACACCGACCAAGAGAGGCTCCCTCTCATCACCAAAGCGGTATTCTCCGCCCGTTCAGCAGCCCTGTTCACCAAGCAGGTGGGCATCAAGTTCGCTGCTGCGTTGAACCTCATGGACACCGATGCACAATTGCAGAGCGGTGATGCTTGCGGTTACACAACTTCAGGCACGACTGCGTTCACCCAGCGGAATATCACCGTTGGCCGTATGAAGGTTCAAGAAACCTTGTGTCCTCGTTCCTTGGAACAATACTGGATGCAGACCCAGTTGACTGCTGGCTCTAACTACGAGAGCGTTCCTTTCGAGCAGGCATTCAGCGAGCAGAAGGCTCTCCGTATCGCAGAGGCTTTGGAGAATGCGATTTGGAAGGGCAACACCTACTTTTCAGGTGTCAACCAGTTGTTGAACGCTGCTTCGGGTTCTACGATCAGCGGCAACACAGGAGCGGTTTCTGCGTCCGTTGGTATCACCACAGGCAACGCAATCGCCATCTTCGACGGAATCTACAACCAAATCCCACAGGCCATCTTGACCAAGACTGACCTCGTAATCTTCTGCGGTTGGGACAACTTCCGTACGTTGCTTGGTGCGTTCAAATCAACCGCTAACGTCCTGTACAACCAAGTCGACTTGGCTGGACTTGCGGATGGCGACATCATGTATCCCGGCACAAACGTCCGTGTCATTGCAGTCCCCGGCTTGACTGGAACGAACCGCATCGTTTCGTCTTACCTCGGTAACTTCTTCTACGGAACCGACTTGTTGAGCGACGAGGAGCAGTTCTCGATTTGGTTCAGCAAAGACAACGATGAAGTCCGCTTCCAAGCAGCCTTCAAAGCAGGTGTCCAAATCGCTTACCCCGACTTGGTTGTTGACTTCCGCTTGACCTAATGTGTAGGGGGGAGGGAAACCTCCCCTCACTTTTTTGTTCTCTTGAAACTTAAACCCCAAATACACATATGTCCTGCGCACTAACAACTGGTTACACACTCGGCTGCCGTGATTCAGTCGGTGGCATCAAAGCAATTTACGTCCAAAACTGGATTTCTACCGGGTCCTGCAACGCTAACCTTTCAGGTGCGGTTACGGGGTTCACCGGATACAATGCAAGCGGTTTTTTTGAATACGACTTGACCAAAGCCACGTCATCCATGACCGAAACTTTGAACGCAAGCATGGAGAATGGCACAATCTTCTACACCCCCGAAGTAACATTCACCATCAACAAAATGCAAGTCGCAGTCCGCAATGAACTCCGTTTGCTCGCTCGTAGTAAAGTCATCGTCATCGTTCAAGACAACAACAGTCGTTACTGGTTGCTGGGTGCTATAAATGGCCTTGAGGCAACCGCTGGAACCGCTGGAAGTGGTACTGCCTTTGGCGACCGAAACGGCTACGAAATAACGCTTTCCGGGATGGAGCCTAACCCGATGTTCCTAATCGAGTCAACAGTCTTTACACCATCGACTACGCAGATACTCGGTTCGTAGTATCTTCGCATCAGGTTTTCATCATCTGAGGTTTGAGAGGGGCAGTCAGCAATGGCTGCCCTTCTTATTTTTACGGCCATGAAGATTTGTATTGTTTACAACGCCCATCCAACCGGGTGCAGTTTCTACCGCCTTGAAATGCCGAACGCATATTTGGGCGACAACTACCCGGAGTTTGATTACGTCTGCGTCGAGAATATCACGACCATCAGCGACGAGGGGCTTCGTTCAATAGACCTGTTCCTGTTCAGCCGTTTGTGGTGTCAGGGAACCATGGAGCAGGTGGAGAACGTTTACAAAGCCCTGACCCAATTTGGGGCGAAAGTCATCCTTGACTTGGACGATTATTGGGTGCTTGAATCGGGCCACATCATGTACCGCCACTATCACCAAACCAAACTCGCAGAGGTCATCCGTAAGCACATCAAATTGGCTAATTGGGTTACCTGTACCACCGAGCATCTTGCTGCCCGCATACGGCCTCTAAATGCGAATGTGAGCATCTTGCAGAATGAGCCGTACGAAGCGTATCAGCAGTTCATCCCCAACCCCGACGAAGAACCCGACAAGCACCTCGTCAAGTTCGGTTGGTTCGGTGGTGCGCAGCATGGCGAGGACATGGAACTGCTCCGTGAGGGGATGCAGAAGTTACGCTGGGACGCAAACCTTGACGGCAAGTACAGGCTCTATCTCGGAGGGTGGAACGACAACAACCCAGTATATGAGGGCTACGAAAAGATCATCAGCGACCAAGGGAACAACCCGAACTACGGACGCATTCAGGCAGCGGATATTTACTCCTACGTCGGTGGCTACAACTTCGTGAACGTAACGCTTGCACCGCTGCGAGATACCAAGTTCAACAAACTCAAGTCCGAGTTGAAGGTGGTCGAGGCAGGGTGGATGAACAAGGCCATCATCGCATCCGAAACCATCCCCTATACCGACGTAATCAAGCACGGAGAGAACGGGTTTCTCGTTCCCTACAACAAACCCAAGGACTGGTACAAGTACATCAAGCAGTTGATCCTTGACCCCGACCTGCGGAAAGGATTGGCTGACAACCTCACGAGGGACATAAAATCACGGTTCAACGTGGCCGAAACCGCCAAGAAGCGGGCCGAACTATACAGGCAGATTGGGCGCAAATTGTGAAATTCGGGGGCATCGCACATTTACAAGCAGATGCTTTACCTGAACCCTGACACGACCAACACCCTGACGGTTACTTGGACCGAGCGAGCCAGCACGGGGGACCGCTACATCTTGCGCCTCACGAGCATCGCAAAGAACACAACGACGGATTACACCCTGCTGAAATCCGCAAACCTTTCTTCCTACACCAACCGCTATGACCAATTTTCGATTGCCGTGGGGTCGCTTGAAACAGGCTCGTATAAGTATGAAGTTTACGATACCAATAGCACGGTTGCCGCTGCTTTGGCGGTCGTTGAAACGGGCTTGGCATTTGTACAAACCGCAACGATAGGCTTCAATACCTACGCAAACACAATCACTTACAACACCTTCCTCGCATCCAGCGTGAGGGTATTCGATTCAACCTTTGACCAATCCTTCGCATGAGCGTACAAACACGAAGCCAACTCCAAGCGAGCGCCTTAACCATCACCAACGAAACCGCTGCCGGGGCCAACACCGCATCCCGTGTGGGCGGTCTATTCGACGACCTTGCAGACACCGCAACGCTTGACCGGGAACGGGGCTTTGCGAACCTTTACCTTGACGAAACCAAAAACTTTACCCCGACGCAGGGGCAGGCCGTTAAGTTGACAACCCCGCTCAAAAGCGGTTTATTGTCAACCTACAACTTTTCAAGGACCACGACATCGCTGACCTACACAGGCACAACGGGGGCAGCCCTTCGCATCGCTGCATCCATGGTCTTGACGCAGGGCAACAACCACCAAATCAAAGTCTACATCGCCAAGAACGGTACAACGATTGACCAGTCAATGACCGAGATTACAATAAGCCACTCAGACGGCCATGCCATTTATACGGAGGCATACGTTACGGGTGCGGTCAACGATGAGTTCACCATCTACATCAACGCAATCGATAGCGGTGGAAGTATCACGATTTCAGCCCTTTCATTCACAGTTCATACGCTATGAGCAAGTCAACGCAGCACTTCACCCAATGGTTGGGGATAGAGCATAAGGTCCCCGTGATGTTGGAGAACCGCTCCGGCAAATACATCACCTACGGCTTTGCGAACGAGTACCCCTACTACCTGCTGGACAACTATCGCAGGTCGTCCAAGCACAACGCTATTGTCAACGGCAAGGTGAACTACATCATGGGCGGTGGATGGCAGGCAGGCGACAACCTGACCGTGGAGCAACAAGCCCGGTTCATCAAGTTTTTCGACGGAATGTCCAGCACCGAGGACTTGAACGACATCACGGAGAAACTGGTCTTGGACTTGGAGATTTTCAACGGCTTTGCGGTCGCAGTTACTTGGTCCAAACTTGGGACCATCGCCAAGATGGAGCACGTTCCGTTTGAAAAAATCAGGGTTGACAAGGAGGAGAAGATGTTTCAGGTGGCTGACTGGTACAACGACGACATGATGCAGTTGTTCCCCAAGGTCGGGGACATCGAGAAAATCCCTGCCTTCGACCCGGAGAACCGCCTCGGAAAGCAGTTGTTCTACTATCGTGTGTACGCAGCAGGCGTGAAGCACTACCCGCTCCCCGAATACATCGGAGGGAACGCTTGGATTGAGGCAGACGTGCAAGTGGCGAACTTCCACAACAACAACCTGCGCAACAACTTTTGGGGGGGAT